AGAGATTATCCGAAGCCTGATCGTCGAGAAACTCCCCGAAAGAGGGATCAATCCGCCAGACGTGCAAGTCCTGTCCTCGACAAACGACCGAGGACCGCTGTCGTGTGCGGCACTCAACGCCATGTGCAAGACCGCGCTCAACCCATACGCCACAGAAGATCGACTTAACACTGGAGACCGGGTCATCCGAGTCAAAAACGGCCGCGTTCCCGACCACAAGACGAACGACCCGACCATCGTCTGCAACGGAGACATCGGGTACATCGAAAAAATCAACAGCGGGTCCTACATCGTCCACTTCAACGACCCGGCCCGGACCGTCCGAATCCCAAAAGCGGAGTCACACCTGCGGCTGGCCTACTGTGTCACATGCCACAAAATGCAGGGCAGCGAATCGCCCGCTGTCATCATCCCGCTTCACCGATCCGTGACCGGGATCCCGCTTGTCACCCGCGAATGGCTGTACACGGCATTCAGCCGCGCAAAGAAGATTATCGTCACCGTGGGATCGATCAAGGCCATTCGCCCGGCCCTGTCTCGAATCGGAACGACGCAACGGCGGACGTGGGCGGAGCGGGCCGAAAAAATCGCCGCCGTCCCGGTGGAGGAGGCAGGCAACCCGTGGGCGTCCGAGCTTTCACTGCAAGGGATCGACCTATGATAATCGCGATCGACACACGAGAGCAGAAACCGTTCGAGTTCAAGACGGTTCGACCACGGCAGACTGTCATACCCGTCACGGCCGTCGTTCAAACGCTGACTGTCGGGGACTATGCGCTGATGGTTGACGCGTCGTCTGCCCCCATCGCCAGTGACAGGGCCGATGCCCTGATCGACCGGCGGATCGTCGGAGAACGAAAAAGTCTCGCCGACCTCTACTCGTCCGCAACGCACAACCGCGATCGATTCGAGCGAGAACTTGAGCGAATGTCCGATTACGCCTACCGGTTCATCGTGATCGAAGCGGACTGGCTCGCTATCATGGACCCCAACTCCGTGCTCGCCCATCCCACGAAGGCGTCCCCCCGCTCGATTGCCTCATCACTTCTCGCATGGTCTCGCCGATACGGCGTCCACGTCTTTCCGTGCCCGAACCGAGACTTTGCTGAGCAGCTTACCTTTCGACTTCTCGAAGGTGCATGGATGGAGAAGTCACCTGCACACAGGGCCGAACAGGAAACCGCCGCGGCAACCGCAGCGGCATTCGGTGTTGAGCACTACCCCGTCGAAGGTCTTTAGCGTATGGACCCAACCGTCAAGAATGGAATCCTCGCTTCTCTCGGCGTCCTGTTTGCGCCCGGCCAGGTCGTCGAGCTTCGGGTGCTTGGTATCAATGACACGCCCGGCTTTAACGCCAGCGGATGGTTCAACGACATGCAAGCGCTCGCCGACGCGGCCGTCCGCTACGAATCCAAACTGCCGACCGGCATCTACGTGACGATCAATGCTTTGCACGAAGCCTGTCTTGCCCGAACGCAAAACGCCATCGTCGAACGGCGTCGGACGTCAACCTCTGAATCAGACATCGTTCGCCGCTCGTGGCTATTCCTCGACTTAGACACCGTTCGACCGACCGACGTTTCAAGTACGGATGCCGAGATCCGCTTTGCCGACGAGTCTGCGACGCTGATTGAGTCATTCTTGTCCGCATCGCACGGGTTTCCGGCCGCGGTACACGCCAACAGCGGGAACGGACGCCACCTTCTTTATAGGATGGATGAAGTCAACTCGCCGGATTCATCGAAATCCATCAAGCAATTCGTCGAACGGCTATCTAAGATGTTCACGAACGAACGAATCGGCGTCGATTCCAGAGTTCACGATCCGGCCAGAATCACAAAGCTATACGGAACACTCGCCCGCAAGGGCGCAAACACGCCGGATCGGCCGCACCGCCGGTCTTTTATGATATCGACGGGCGTCTACAACGACTTCCCGCTATTGAGCATGGACGTCCTGCTCGAAGCAGCCAAGGTGATGAAGGCCAAAACCAAGGCCGTCAAGACCGACGCCGCAGATAGCGGCGGATCATCCCCGGATCACGCCGTGGACCTCGACGAATGGCTGCGTGAGAACGGAATCGCCGTTGTTCGCTCTGATTCCTGGCAAGGCGGAGTCCGGCACATCCTCGAGAAGTGTGTTTTCGACGCGAGCCACACGGGAACAAGCGCCGCCATCGGTCGAACCGCCGGCGGAGCCGTCTTCTATTCCTGCAAGCACAACTCGTGCGCCGATCGCAAGTGGTCCGACGTTCGCAAGCTCTTCAAGTCGTCCAAAGTTGCCGTCAAAACGTCGGGTCGGCCGAAGCGGGCCGTTGACGAGGACGACTGTTATGAATCGGCTCGGCAATTCGTGCTTGACGAATACTCCGTTGACGGGTCCGTGACCATCCGCCGTTGGCGGCAGGAGTTCTACGTTTGGAACGGACTTCGGTACCTGCCCGTTGAAACCGACGCCGTGCGGATTCGGATCATACGCTGGCGGGGTGAACGGAGCGAGAAGGCCAACACGCGAAGCGTCCATGACATTCTCGCTTGTGTTGAAGCACTTGTCAGCTTACCGTCCGAATTGGAGCCGCCCTTCCATTCGTCGCTGTCGTCGGAAACGATGTGCGTTTCCGCGAAGCGGCTTTCCGCCCGGCGGCTCTCGCTTCTGAACGGGTCCGTCGATATCGACGCCGCGCTTTCCGGACGTTCGCTGCGGGACTGTATCGACCCCCTGAGTCCGTCCATCTTCTCGCTGAATAATCTTCCGTTCTCGTTCCCGACGACGGCTGAAGAGGCACTATGCACACAGTGGACGGACTTTGTTTCCGAAGTCCTACCGGAACCCGAATGCGCGATGCTTGTCCAAGAGTCCTTTGGATATTGCTTCGACCAGTCGCTGCGCATGGAAGCGTTTTTCGTACTCCACGGAAAGGGTAACAACGGAAAATCGACGATCATGGACGTGCTCAGTGCCCTGCTTGGCGAAGAAAACGTGTGCTCGCTCTCCATGGAATCGTTTCGGGAACGGTACACCTTAATCGAACTGAGTGGAAAGATCGCCAACGTGTGCGGGGATATGTCCGAACTCGATCGAGTCGAGGAAGGTATCCTACGGTCGCTTGTGAGCGGCGACGCCATTACCGTGCAGCGCAAGTACAAAAACGCGGTCCGGCTCCGAAATCGCGCACGGTTCTTTTTCTGCACGAACGCGCTACCCCGATTTTCGGATACGTCGAAAGGAGTGTGGCGGAGAATGAGGCTCATACCGTTTGACCGCGTAGTCCCAGACGATCAAATCGACATCCACCTTGCGTCGAAGCTCATTGAGGAACTACCGGGCATCCTGTTGTGGTCCTTGCAAGGACTCAAAAGGCTTCGCGAAACACAGCGGTTCAGCATATCGCTTCGATGCGAGAAGGCGGCTTATGACTACAGGCTTGCTTGTTTCCCCGTTCTGACGTTTCTTGACGAATGCACAACGAATCAATCGTACTCGGACTCGCCGGCACAGACGGCCGCCGAAACGCTTTGGCATGGATATTGTGAGTGGGGTCGCACGAACGGCTTCACAAAGATCAAGCCGCTTCACACGTTTATATCCGATGTGCTCATCTTTAGGCCAGAGGTCCAAATGTCTACGACGAGCAAGACGCCGCGCAACCAAGCCCAACTGCACGGCATTCGGATTGTGGACTTTCCGCCGTACAGAACGTCGGTTCCGGAAAGGACGGTGTTTCAATGACCAATCAGGAGATCAAGAAACTGATAGAATGGTCGGTCAATCAGTTCTCAACGTCGAGCCGCGTTCAACGAGACCGAGACCACTTCTTAAGTATCGCCGGAGAATCGGCCCATCGGTCTATCCAGACTTGGGACTCAAATCATCCGTCGAAAATGAAGCTTTCCAGTTTCATCGTGGCCGGGATCGTCATTCGGATACGGAACGAGCTCAAATCCATAGTCCGAAGGGAAGCAAGATTCAAGGAGTTTGCGCCACTTTGGTTTGACCGCAGAAATCAGAACGCATCCATCGAATCCCAGGGAGGCGAATCCTTAATCGACGAACTCCGTCAAGTCGTTTCGCCGTCCGAAATCGTCGTTCTGCAACTCATACTGAGTGGACGAACCTACAAAGAGTGCGCCAAAATCATGAACCGAAGCACGAATCGGGTACACCAGAAACGGAACAACGCAGCAAGAAAGATTCTAGGCAGAGAAAGGGACAAACTTGAACGACAAGCGGAAAAAAACCGTGAACGGCGTCAAATGTCTATTGAGTTCCATTGCACGGCTCGCCCGCTGGCTGATCATCGCCGCGTCGGCGACCCAGATCGCTTGCCGCGGGCCGATCAATTCGAGCAGCCCGTCAAACGGTAGCCGTTATCGGCAGCCGGTCGATCCGACCTACGCCGAGAATTGTCGGCTCGAGAAGGAGTTCAACGAGTTTATCGAAAACTGGACGGATCGGCAGATTGCCGAGTCCACAGAGTACCAAGGGAACGCCGGAAAGGAGAATGAATAACTATGATAATCAGAAATGAACTGATTCCCGCCGTGGAGGCAACTGAGTTTTACTACGTCGATCTTGCCGTTTCCGGGCTTCTCTATTGGGGCGAAATCGCCAAGTCGTGTATCGTTGTAACCGAGAAGAACCGGCCGAATCTTCTGCAGAAAGTTCAAGACGCATTGCCAGCCGGAGTCTCCCTGATTCCCGGCATGAAGGCAAAGAGGTTCTTGACAGAAAACGGAATCACTGACGCTGGGGGATGGCACAACTTCGCAAGAGAACTGAGAGGCGAGATTGACAAGCTTAAGTCGGACGGAACGAAACCGAAGGTTGTCTACCTAGACCTCGAATCGTGCGTCAAGCCGTACGTCCACGCCGATATCACAGTTCCGGATATCAACAGGTTTTGCAAGGACCTTCGGTACGCCGTCACGGAGTTCGGTAACGAATTCCCTAACACGTCGTTCATCGTTCATCCGGGCGTGTACGGCGAGACGACTGCGGCGCAAGCTCGATCTCTTCTGATTGTACAGTTTGTCGACGACGCAATTCCGGCCACGTTCACCGATTTTCACCTGTCCGGCCCGTCGTTCGCGTCGAATACGATGGACCAAAAGGCAGACAAGCTTGCCCGCGAACGTGGAATACGACAGATTGACATTCTGTACTGTGATACTCGCCACTACTCATGGAGTCCGCATCAGATCGTCGAGAACCTTCTGTCCGGCGGACCGTCAATCCCCCGGCTTGCCTACTCGCGGTCCGTTATCATCTACCCCGGAATCGAGAACTTCATCGAGGCATCGAAGCGTTTGGTTTTCGAGATCAAACTGAAAGATGAGCGCTTTTCGACCGTAAGCAAACGGAGTGAACCGCTATGAGATTTTCTGATATAAGAGTCGGCGACACCGTTGAAATCGCTCTGCCGTTTCGGCGATGGGTTCCTGCCAGAGTAATAAGAGTGCTCAAGAAGACGTTCGATGTACGGGTCAGAACTTTTCCGTCGAGTACGGTTCGGTTCCTCAAAAGAAACGGACGGACGTACGGATCATCGATCGATCCGTTCAGCCTGAAAAACTGGGAGGCACGAAAGCGTGAGTCTTGAATTCCTTATCGACGCCGCTCTTGCGGAGTCTCCGCGATATTTCGCCGACGCGATCATCTGTGCCGACGCGATGCATCTTCCCCTGCCCGACAAGTCCGTGGACCTTTGCATCGGCAGCCCCCCGTACTGTGGCCAACGGACCTACGGGATCGGGGCGGACCGGACGCCGGAGGCATGGGTTCCGTGGATGATCGACGTCACGCTCGAATGCCTTCGGGTCTGCCGCGGACCCGTCTGGTGGGTTTGGGCGAACTTCCGGGAAGATGGAAGCTATAGGCCCGCGTCCCATCGCGTGGTGTGTGCTCTTGAGGACCTCGGCGTGAAGATCATGGAGCCGTGTGTATGGATCAAGAACGGAATGGCCGGACAGGGCGGAGCCGAAAACTTCCGGCGCGATCACGAATACGTCGAAGGATTCGCGAATCCAGGGGACTTGCCCTATGCGCGTTGTGCCGACGCGGGGGTGCCGCCGAAGTACGCCCCGGGGGGTGCATTCCGCAACCGCAGGAAAGACGGCTCGCGGGAAAATCGTGACAAGTGGGGGGGCACGCCCGACACCACTTCCGGCGAGGGGCGGCGCAAGGACGGTTCGTTCAAGGCGCGAATCAAAAAGCGATTCCCGTCAAATAAACGCGCGCCGGGCAAGGTCGTCAACGGAGAGGTCGAAGTGCAATACTACACTCCCCCCGTGCTCGCCAACCCCGGCAGCGTGATCCGCGCGAACGTCGGAGGCGGATTGATCGGCGACTCTGAGGCCCACGAACACGACGCCCCGTTCCCGGAAGCGCTGCCGAAACGATGGATTACTGCGTACTGCCCGCCGGGCGGGACTGTGCTCGACCCCTTCGGCGGATCGGGAACTACGGCGAAAGTGGCTCGCGACCTTGAACGACGGTTCGTGACGTGCGACCTGAAGTTTGAGTATTGCGAACTGACGCGGCGGCGCTTGAGCCAGAACGTGATGTCGTTTGCATGAGTCATCGTGGGTGCAGAGAACTGATTGAAGATGCCGGACTAGCGGGGGACTGTTGTAACAGTTGCCACGAGGACGAGGATCATGGGTTTCCGCTGCTCTGGGTGGCCTTTAAAAATCAAGATTACGAAGTGTGTTGCCGGGTTTTATTGGCTTTAGAGGTACGTAATCACTGTGGGTTATTCGAGGTCGATGATTGCCCGCGAGGTGGCGGGGCGTCCTAGGCCGGGAAACTGTTGGACTGGCGGACGGTGGAGTACGTCGATGACAACGAAAAGGCACTCAGCAGGTAAGGAAATATAATGCGGTACATCTTAATAATCGTAAGCGGAGGAGTGGTCGGCTTCATCATTGGATTTGCCTTTGCGGTCCGCAGCGCCAAGAAAACATTCGGCCGATGGTTTGGTCGATAGCATGACCCACCTTGACCTCTTCTGCAGCGGAGGCGGGGCTTAACGAGGAGAATAAAATGAACGTCCAAAGAAAAGTCTACGATGATCCGATTTCCGATGACACGTTGCGCACGCTCCGTATGCAGTACGCGGGTGCCATCGCGTTCATCGCGGAACAAGCTGTATCCCTGAGAGGCGCAGAACAAGACGACGTTCGCGAGACGATCGAAAGGATTCTGGACGACGCCGTGGCTATCGGCACGATTCAGTCTTGGCGACGCACGCTGAATCGGTTCGATATCAACTAGCGTGGCTGCAACGGCACGGCGGATGCTGGGAGAGCCGGTGAATGATCGACGGATTCGGCAATCCGACCGCCCGGATCAAAACAAGAAACCTTCGGGCTCGGGAACGCCGAGCGAGAACCGAAAACCGCAACCAAAGAGTATCCGCATCGCGGTCTTGAAGTTGACGGCTCCGCGCTTCGACAAATCGGGCGAAATGAACCGTACCACCGTCTGACGGCAGACGCCGGACTTTCGAGAGACGGCTGAAACGCTGATCTTATAGCTAGCGAGCCAATCGCGAAAGCATGAGGAGACCAGATCGACGCTATTGTTGTCAGAAGGGTTAAAATCGACGGTCTTTGCCGTGAAAGTTCCTACGGGAGCCGGAACTTGGATCCGGACCGGGCTGGAACTCTTGGATTTCCCTTTGGCCTTTTTCATGCTCTTCACCCGATCTATGATACCAACGTGAGCAAAAAGAATCAACACGATGGAATGGACGACCAGCCGAAAAACGACCCCATTGCGGAGATCGTTTCAGAACTGAGCACGGAAGCGAGACGACTGGCCGAAATCGCGTTTCCCGCAGAGATCATCTTGTCCTGCGCACCAGACGGCGAGCCGTACAACGCGGAGACGCACGCCAAAATATGCAGACTCAAAATGCTGGGACTCAACAACGAAACCGTCGCGAAAGCAATAGGAGTCCGTGCCAGCATGCTTACCGAATGGTCTCAGAGGTTCCCAAAGCTCAAAACCGACCTTGAAAGGGCCGAAGCGCTCTGCGTCGGCTCGGCGGCTGCGATTTTGCAGCAACTCATGCGTGAAGGCGGCTCTACGGGCATTCAGGCGGTCAAATACTTCCTGTCGTGCCGGTCCAGCGAGTTCAAAGAGCGAACGGAGGTCGAAATCCGAACGTCGATGACGAGAGAAGAGATCGTGCGGACCATTCGAGTCCAGATGTACGGCATCCGAGACGAAAATGCGGTGCCCGAAGCTCTCGAAAGCGAAAAAACGGCTGCGCCGACCGCCACGGCCGACTTGAGGCTCGAATCCATCGAAAAGAGGCTCGAACCGATCGCCCTGTAGGTATAATTGGCCCAAAACCGAAAAAAAGCCGAAAATCGAGCATTTTGAGTGACCAGACGAGGTATTTCCATCCCACTCGGACCGAGAACCACGGACGCCCCCCGCTTTGGTCCGCCGCCGCCCCAATTCCGCGATTTTTTGGCCGGGACCGTCCCTAGGAGACCCCAAGAAAGCGTCCAGGGCGTCCCAGCGGCCGTTTTCGGCCTGTACGGGTACGAATCGGCATTCGTTCGCGACAAGAGCCGCCTGAAGGCTTGGCTCAAGGCCCGGCAGATCGGCGGATCCTCCACGGCGACGCTCGATATGGTGTTGGACGCCTTCTCGACCGGCACCGACTGGCACACAATGTCGAGAAGCCAACGGCAGGCAAAGAAACTACTCAAAAAGGCCGCGAAGCACGTCAAGGCCATCAGTCGATTCGTCCACGAAGCCTATGGCCAGCCTCGAATCGAAGAGGACATCGGCTCCGAAGAGATTCGACTGGCCGAATGGTGCGGCGGGGCCACCATGACGGCCGTCCCCTGTGACGCAGACACGTCCGTAGGCGAAACGACCAACTGGCTGATCGACGAATTCGCCCTTTTCCCGGACAGCCACCGGCTCTTCGGCCTTCTCAAGCCCGCAATGTCGATTTGGGGACGGCGGATGATTGTCCTATCGAGTCCGCGGGGCAAGGGCAACAAGTTCTCGGACATGTACGACGAGTTCACGCGCGGCGAGTCGCATTGGTCCTGGCACACGACGACGCTCAAGGAGGCGAACGCACAGGGCCTGCGGCTGTACGACGAAAAAAGCCGTCTGACGACGTTCGAGCGATTCCGGGAGCTTGAAATCAAGGACGTCGGCGAGGACATGTTCAATCAGGAGTACATGTGCGTATTCTCCGACGAAGTGACCTCCCTTTTGAAGTGGTCCACGATCGTTCGGTGTCAGTCTCCGGCCCTCAAGATCGAACGAACGACCGCCGAAATGCGGGCCGCTGGCCGAGACTTATTCGTCGGCGTCGACGTCGGGCGAAAGGGAGACCTCACGGCCATATGGGTGCTCTCACGCAACGGAGACGAACACTCGACGGAATGCGTCAAGACGCTCAAGAATGTTCCGTTTCCCGCTCAAAAGGCCGTCATTCAGCAAGTGCTCGACACCGGTCTTGTCGTCTCTTGCCGAATCGACGAATCGCCGATCGGAATGGAACTGACCGAGTACTTTCACCGCAGGTACCCGCTCATCTGCCAGGGCATTTCGTTCACGAACGCCAACAAGCTCGAAATGGCCGGTCGGGTCCAGTCGTACATGGAGTCCGGCAACCTTTGGATCCCGGACGACGAGACAATCGCCCGCGACCTTGCCTCCGTCCAGCGCGAGTACACCGACACGGGCTTGATGCGGCTGACCGCCTCGCATACAAAGAGCGGGCACGCGGACCGATTCTGGGCGCTGGCGATGGCGCTTCACGCGTCGGCGAGCAAGAGGCGTTTTGAACTGGCAATGGCGTTGTGAAAGGAGAAAAAAGTGTCGAATTACAGTGGTGTCTTGAAGAGTACGAACTTGATTAGCGTTATCGATTCCGATGCGCCGGGCGTGGGGCATTGGGTCGAAGAGCCTCACGCAATCAGCAACGACGAGATCGTCGCTTCCTACGTGAACCCCGACGCCGACTTCGACGGCGGACCGCTGACCGGACTGAAAACGACGTACAGGGTGCAGGGTATCGCCAGCGGAGGCGTTCATCCGTTCGACGGACTGTCGGCAACCGACATCTTGGTGATGGAAGGACAACCGGGTATCACGATCGACAAAAAGGTACTCGACGGCAGTTCGCCCGGCCAGAAAGAGGCGATCGGGTGGTCTGCGACTGTCGATGTCACCTATGGGCACGCCATCTTCTGGAGTGATTGACGCCATGAGAAACAGTCAGCCCATGCTCGCCGGACTCGTTCACGTTCGACGTAGGAACTGGTTCGAATGGTTGCGAATCCGGTGGGCATGGCGACGGCTCACCAAGGCCAAAGAGAGACTGGCCGCCTTGGATCGCCCGCCCAACCTTCGTAGGCTAGACGCCATGTCGGACAGATTGAACCGAACGAACTGGTGAAGCCTCCAACGGAGACAAGAAACATGACTCAGATGATCGTCGGCATCGACAGCGAAAACTCGCTCGTGATGCACCTCGACTGGTATTGCAACAAAAACAACACGACAAAGGTCACGGCCACCGTGGACGAAAACGGCGATCTCACCATCTTAGTTGACGGCGAACTCCTTACCTGTCGAAGTGAGAACCAGTGCCGCGACGCGCCAGACCGCGGCTTGGCGGAGTAAGATGATAAATCCTAAAAATTCGCGGCCCCCTGCGGTGGCTGGCGGAGCACCGGCGGGCGTCCGTGGACTCGCCGTTCGGTTCGGAAATTGGCTTCGGTCATTCGGTCAGGCCACCGGCGACTCGACAATCAAGCTTTCTCAATTAAACCGATGGAGTTCCATCGGTGCAGATGAGCAGAGTTGCGGCACTCGAATCAGCCCGATCGATTCGTACAGGCAATCGACGTGGGTTTACGGGGCGGTCAACATGATCGCGCACGCGGTCGCCGACACGCCGTTCCGAGTTTACGACAGGTCCGACAGGCCGATCCCCGAAAGCCCGATGCAAAAGCTGATCGACCGGCCGTCGAGTTATACGGCTCAGGACACGTCCACGAAGCTTCGCTCGGCCTACTTCATCGAACTCTTGCTAGGCGGGTCCGTGCTCCGCGCGTTCACGGAAATGGCCGGGGAAGTGCCTATGGCCATGTACATCTACCCGCGATGGATGTTTACGGCTCAGGACCGGATGGACGAAAACGGACTGAGGGTTCCCTTGAAGTGGTCGCTTAACCGCCGGTCCGCTCGGTCGTTTATCGCAAACGACGAAATCTATCATGATGCGCTGTACAACCCGTTCCACGAGTACGAGGGAATGGCTCCGCTGGAGGCTGCGCTCCTAATGGTGGCGAACGACGTGGGATGCAGCCTCTTCACGAACCGATACTTCTCGAACGACGCGAGCAGCGGCTTGATCTTAAGCAGCGACGATCCCAACTTCGACAACAAGGCTGCGCTCGAAGCCCAGAAGATGTGGGACGAACATCATGCGGGCGCTTCCAAGGCGTTCGGAACGAAATTCGTCGGGCACGGCCTCAAGCCCCACTCCGTAGGAAAACCGTTCGACGCGAACGCTCAGTCGATTGTCAAGTCGCTCACCAAAGAAGAGATCGTGTCCGGCATCTTCCGAATCCCGCTTGAGATTTTCGGAGCGTCGAATCAAACGGGCGGCGGAGTCGTTATCGGCGCGAACACCAAAGAACCCGCCTACGAAGGGTTTCTTGTCAACGTCGTCGTTCCGTGGGCGAAGTTCTACGACGACGAATGGAACAATGACGTGGCGTGGCGGTTTGGATCCGATCAGATCGGCAAGCATGACTTCTCCGAAAACCCGACGCTGGAGAATCGGCGTCTGGAACGCGCCAAGACGGCGGCAACTCTTATGGACCGCGGAGTCCCGCTCAACGAGGTCATCCGCTGGCTGCACCTTAACATAGCGCCGCAGGCACACGGTGACGAGTGGTTCGCTCCCAACTGGCTGATCCCGGCGTCCGTAATCCAGAAGCACGCCGACGCGGTTTACACGCAAGTTCAGCGAGACTATCAAAAAGAGGCGGTTGGGTCCTACGTCGAGTCGATTGTCCGCGAGTCAGACCGCGTAGCGGTACGCATCATTGCCGCGCAGGATGAACGATGTAAACTAAACGGACGATCGCAGTCGAACGCTTCGCGAATTGCGGAGTTAATGGACGACAAACATGACAACCCCGAACATATGGCACAGGGCGGAAACGGTCGAACCGCTCATTAGAGAGTTCAAGACCACGGGCCGACTGTGCTGCGAAAGCCTACTCGGTCTTGAGACGATCGATCAGAAAGCTCGCGCCGTGTCGGGCACGGCCAGTATCGAAACGGTGAGCCGCACGGGCCTTCTGATCGACATCGAGGGAATCGACCTCTCTCAGTTCAAGAAAAACCCGATCGTGCTCGCCAATCATCACGACGTTGTGCCGTCCACGCTCTCGCCGGCGGTCATCGCGATGGTCGGCTCGATTTCCAAGAAAGGGAACGCGCTGGAGTTCCAGAACATGACCTTCGACGACGATCCGCTCTCTGAAGCGTGGTTTCAGAAGGTCACGAAGCGGTTTGTGCGAATGGTCTCGGTCGGCGTGCTTCCTACGGAGGTCGAGCTTGTTGATCGAAGCGATGAAGAGAGCGACGGGAAGGGCGACGGCAAAACGAAAAAGCGAAAGCGGCCGGTTCGATACCTGCACGTCAAATCGTCCGAGCTTCTTGAGATTTCCGTCACCCCCATCGGAGCGAATCGAGGGGCGTACATCGATCCCCCGGCCAAAGGCGGTGAGTCCATCAAAGCGGACCTCCGATCGGTGCAGGACGAGCTTGACCTCTTGCGATCCGCGCTCACCGGCCCGTTCGACGACGACGACGACATTGACCTCGATTTCGACGAGGAATCCCAATCCTACGGCGATTCGGGCTTCCCGGACGCAGCCTTCATCGTCGAACGCGGGGCAACCAAAGAGGGCGGCAAAACCCCTCAGAAGTACCGCCACTTGCCTCACCACTCGCGATCGGCAAAAAGTCCGGCCGAAAACTCCACGGTGGACATCCCCCACCTTCGGAACGCGCTCGCACGGATCGGACAGGTGAAGCCCGTCCTTGAGTCCAAAGAGTCATACGTCCGCCGGGCCCGGGCGCATCTTGAGGCCCACGCTAGGATCCTTCTCAAGTCCCACAAGGAAGCGCTACTTGACATTGAGCGGTCACTATACTCAGATTCCAGAAAGCCGGTCGATGACTTGATCGGCATTTGTCGAAAAATGACGGAGAGATCGGCCGACTGATCGACCGAAAGCCGAAAGGAAAAAACGTATGCCAACTGCAACACTTGATGAACGGGAGTTGGCCGATCTGACGGAATCAATCAAGTCAGCGACGGCCGAACTCAACGACGCTCGGAAAAAGATCGAAGAGTCCAACAAGACCGCATCGGCTCTTGTGCCGCGGATGAAGGAACTCGACGCACTCAAGGACCAAGGCAAAGAAGTCAGCCGGGAACTTGAAACGACTCGCGAAAAGCTGAATAAGCTTGCGATCGACATGGAGGGCTTGTCCGTCAAGCACACCAAGCTTGTCGAGACCACGCGAGAGCAGATGAAGAGCATCGGCTCGAAAACCGACGAATCCGAGGACGGGTACGTTTACAAGGGTGACGGGTCCAAGGGTTCGCTCTTCAAATCGAAGAGGCAGGCTCAAGAAATCGGCGTGTTCATTTTGGCAACTGCGTCCAACGGATCGAACCAAGGCAACCGGGACAGGGCGCGAAGATGGCTGAGAGAGAACGGCCGATCGCTGCGGTACCTGCCCGATATTCCTCAGTCCATGATTTCGGCGTTCGGTGACGAATGGACGAAACAGGTCACGGAGTCGATGCGACAGTCGAACTTCCCGTACGCCGCTCAAGACCTCACGACCGTCGCCCCGCCGGGTGCCGTACTCGTTTGGCCGGAATTCGTTCAAACCCTCATTCGGAACGTCGAAGAGCACGGCAGATTTCGGCAAAATGCGACCGTCTGGCCAATGCAAAGTGGAATCACGTACCTCCCCCGATGGAAGGCCGGATTCCCGTATCCTGAGTGGGAAGGTGAAGGCGACACCATCGCCACGCAAGACCCGGACGTCGACATGCTGCAAATGATTGCAAAGAAAATGGCAATCCTGACGCAGCATTCTAACGAACTGTCGATGGACAACGTGATTTCCGTCGCCGATATCGTCATGTTTGGAATCGCACTGGCTTTCGCGTCCGAGGAAGATCGGATCGGGTTCAACGGGACCGGGGCCGGCGGCAAAGGCCCTACGGGATACGCAGGGTTTGTCGGCGTGCTCGGTTCGGCGCGGAACGGCGACACCGACGCTACGCCGTTTGCCGTGACGGGTGCCATTCCGAATGACCTTACGACCGAGATCACCGAAGCCAAGCTTCGAGCTATGACGGGCCTCCTTCACTCGTGGGCCGTTCCGAACGCCAAGTTCTACACACACAGGTCCGTCCACGCGGACCTCGACGGGATCAGCAACGCCAATGGACCGGTTGTTAAGTATCAGGACGGTAAGACGGCGACGATCATGGGCGCACCAATCGTCGATGTCGATCAAATGCCGATTTCGCCGGGCGCTGCCTCGACTGCAGTGTTGGCTTATGGCGATCTTCGTAAGTCTTGGTATCTCGGAGACCGTAGAGCCCCGGAGATCGTGACCTCCGAGCACTTCTTGTTCAACAAGGACTTGCTCGCAATTCGGGCAACGCAACGGATCGGAATCCGGGCCGTGCAGGGCAACGGAATGGTCGTATACGTGACTGGATTGGCGTCGTAAAAGAAATACTTCACTCCGACGACAGCGGGGCCGGGCGGACTCAGGCCGGTTCGCCCGGCCCCGGCTGGGAGTGTAAAGGAGAATCAAAAATGAAAAACCTCATAGCAATCGGAGTCGGCGGAGTTCCGATCGGAATCGACCCGGAATCCGTCTCTTACATCATGCCTGATGCCGATAGACCGGCTTCCTCAAAGCCGCGGACGTTGATCGGTTGCGGCATGAAGGAACTCAGGGTTGTCGGCACTCCGAAAGAGGTATGCCAATTACTGGGGATGAAGTGGCCGTTCCCCGATCCGAAGCTTAAAGACGAGAAGAGCGAGAAGGCCGACACAAAGTAATTCTGGAAACCGAAGAGAGCGATGTACCTACCAACCCTTAGCGGACTCAAGACGTTCGACGACGCCGCGTTCGCCGCGAACGAAATGTCCTTTGCGTCGGCAGCGCCGGGGACCTACGTCTCTACCGGACTCGACGTGAGCGAGTTCGCTGAGTACTTTGCGTACTTCGCCATCGATAACGCCGGGGCCGGTTCGTGCTCTTGCAAGATTGCTGAATCGAACGACAACGTGTCGTTCGCTCAAATTCCAGACGCGATAATCAACATATCGACCGGATTGCTCGAAAGGGTTGGAATCTACGTAAACAGAAGAAGCCCGGATCGCAAGAAGTTCTTTCGGTTAGAGGTCGTTGTCTCTACGGCCAATGCACGGATTTTTGCGTTCAGTATGAGAATGTCTCCAATGGACGGTAAGATCGCGGTACCCGGCGGAGGCATTCTGATTCCGTAATCTATCAAGGAATACACAGTGTACCTGCCAATCGTTTACGGACTCAGAACGTGGGACAACGCGCTTGCAGCCGAGTTTGACTACGTTGGCCTCGTCGATACGTCGTACTTTTCAGAGCCGATCGACGTAAAAGATCACGCCGAATGCTTCTTTTTTATATCCACGGACAGCGCAGGCGGCGGGGCCGTGGAACTGGCCATACAGGAATCGAACGCTCTTCTGTCCGGATTCACGGACGTACCGGGAACAAACGTAACTGTTCCGGCAAGCGGACTTGTTCGGCGACTATTCCACGTCCTTACAAGGAATCCGGAAAGGAAAAGGTACCTGAGAGCGAAGGCCACGCCACGGACGGTCGGAAGCAACATCCTCGGATTCAGTCTGAGAATGTCACCGTTGAATGGAGTCTTATCGGGTCAAACGGGTATGAAAATCGTTATCTGATTGAAAAACAGGAAACAAAGGAAACTGATATGACAAACCTCAGAACGATCGACGGAATGCGGACCGCCGGAGACGGAGACCGGACGCACGACTTGCCGCATCTTTCCAGAGCGGCCGCTACGTACAACTCCACGGGGGTCGATACGACCAACTACCGTGAAGTTGTGTTCCTGATTTCAACGGCCGCACTTGCCGCCACGAGTACGCTGGCCGTCAAATTGCAGGAATCCGAGACAGTCGGCGGAACATACACGGACATTACGGGGGCCGCGAAGAGCTACGTCGATGCGGACGACGACAAGCTCGACGCAATCTACGTGAACACGGAAAACGTGGATCGAAAGAAGTTCGTCAGGGCCAACTGCGTTGTTGCCGTTGCAGCTGCCGTGTTCGGGATAATTTCGATGCGGCTCAACCCGACGTCGGGAATCATCACGGCTGGCGCAAACGTCGTCGCCGTGAACTGATTGTCAGTCGCCGGGGCACTGCGTCCGGCGGATCGTTCGGTCGGTCCGTGGCCACGATCCGCCGGTCGCGGCCTTGCGGCCTTGCGGCCAAGAAACTGAACGAGGAGTCAATACATGGCGTCAACCATATCCGACGATCTCAGAGTTACAAAAACGCTGGCCGTTGGAAACGAGGCCGGATCGGAAGCGAACCCGCCGAAGATCACGGGCGGGTCCGGTGCGATCGACGCAACCGGAAAGGCCAAAGGGTCCGTTCATTGGCGGACTGACGTGGACACGGTACCGGAGATTCTCGGCAACTCCGGCGAAGTCGAAAAGCTGGGCTATGCACAGCACGCGCTCGAATGCCGGATGTCGAACTTGGTGGCCAACGGGGTGCGGACGTACACCGCCTACATGCCGAGGGACGCGAAGATCACGGGCGTATCGAGAGCGTACGCAGCAGTCCCGGCGGTCGGAACCGTCTTGGTCGGAATTACGATCAACGCACTTCAAATACTCGCCACGGCGAACGAAAGCGACATCGGCTTAGCGAACGAAACGCTGGCCGCGCACGCACTGACCGGAACCGCTGCAAGCTTATTAGTTTCCAAAGGGCACAAGGTCATTATCACCATTACGAGCAACAACGCGGGCATGACGGGTGGAACGGAGCCGAAGTACTACGTCTACTACGAAACGAATTGACCGTTACGTCAAAGGGCGTGAGGCACCCGCCCTTGTGTACTTCCACCGACAAAACGGTCGATCGAGCGGGCGGCGGGCCGTAAAGGTACGGCCCCGCCCGCCCGCGAAACAAAGGCGAAACAGGTGAGCACGCTTCTCGACTTCCCGTTCGCAACGCTCAGCCAACTCAAAACGCGGCTTGGCGTCAAAACAACGGACTTTGATTCCGCACTCTCGGACGCCCTTAGTTTCTCCGCCGCCGCCATCGAGGCCGCCGCTGGCCGGCGTCTGCGACGCGCCCACGCCGTCTCCGAGGTCTTTACGGGCGGCAGCCGCATCATCCGAGTCGCTAATTCACCCATCGTTCAAATTCACTGGATTCGCGAGTCGGTCGACAGGGACTTCGTGACCGCAACCGAGTACGAAGAACTGGTCGAGGGGACCGACTACGTACTCGAAAGCAGCATCGACGGCGAGCCGCCCGGCGAAAGCGGAATCATTCGCCGGGTCAACGGATGCTGGCTGGGAAGCAAGTCCGAGCCGTCGCAGATCAAGGTTCAGTACACGGGCGGGTACAAGACGGACGATGAAGTCGCCATTGAGAACAAGACGATCGTTCTGAGCAGCGATCCTCCGGCATTAGACTTTACAGTCACGAAAGATGTAACCATACCATCAAGTCCGCTATACGGAATATCGAACGAGTCAAGTATTACACTGTTGCTTGACAAAGACCCGACCTTTAAGTCGACAAATCCGATTTTCACAATTCAGACTTCTGGACTCATTATACCAACGTGGGGAGTTACTGAATTCAGCATGAATTTGTCGGCAAAAGTAAACAGTGTTCCCGTAAGCCTGTCGGCCTACGTGCTGAGCAAAAATGGCCTGACGAATGACATCGCCGGACTATTTGAAGGAATCTCATCCGGGGTTCAGATCGGAAGCACTGCGGTAATCAGCAGTACGACTTACGTCCCGTTCAATCTTGTCATGGGAAGCCAAACCGTCAGAACCGCAATAGAAAACGGGGTCAAGGAGGGTCATATAACAGTTGGGATTTTCAGTCCATCGCCGTCTACATCAAGTTCAACTTTGATGATATCCATGAACGAAACCAACCCCGCTCTCCGCCCCACCATCACGATCAAGCACCGGCCCGGCGTTGCGGACCCGTTCGACGTGCCCGGCGATCTTCAAGACGCGAACCTGATCCAAGCCGCCCACGATCACTACACGCGAGCCAATCCGGGTATCATCTTCGAGGGCCAGCGCGGCGTCAGCATCGCGTCGGGATCGACCATTCGGAAAGGGGAGGCATCGCTGCTGCCGCTTGTCGCCATGATCGCGAGAAGATACCGTAGGAAGTACTAAATGAAGACTCATAGAAAAACCTCTACGCTGAAAAGGGCATCCGGTCGCAAAGGCTGGGTTCGAGCGCCAATCGACCGAGAACCAAAACCGACGCCGGCGCCACCAGAACCGAAGCCGCCCGGCCAAATAGTTGATGTCGTCAACGTGCGGATCATCGGACTTCCGACCGGAATCAAAGACCTGATCGTACAAGGCTGAAAGGATCACACAATGGCCGCACCGCACAGAAGCACGCTTCCCAAGTTCTGGACCGCTTTTTTCGAGCACATGAAGAAACTCGAAGGAACGACCGCCGGTACCAACTTCAGATACCAGGAAGTCGTTGAAGGCGAAGCCGGATCGGCGTCAAGACAGCCTCCGTTCGTGCTCGCTCAGTTCGTTTCCGCCACGGTTCAATCACGGGCCGACAATGCCAAGACGTGGCTCTGCCAAATGCGAATACGCGTCGTCTCGAACATACCCGCCAGAGACGGGGCGACGTCCGAACTTCTTGCAAGAATCGCACAAGTTGAGAACCACGTAGAGTCGTTTGCAAATCCCACGGGCGTAACCGGGGCCGGATCAGAGATGTGGACGTTTACCTTCCCGATTTCACCGGAGGGCGGCGGCCGCGTTCAGGCCGACTCGATTCGCAACTACTCCGTCACCATCGACGCCGGGGCCAATTGAAAGGCTCACGCCTTGCGAATCTTGGAAGTCATTCGCGTTCAGTACTCGCCGAGGGCCGTCGTCGACTTCCTCAACATCCCCGACTGCCTTGCGATCGAATGGATCCCCAACCGGGAGATTCGCCGCACCGACCCGCTTGGAAAGCCGACGCCCGGCGAGATCACCTTGCGAGGCACGATCTACACCTACGACCCGAACATCATCGAAAAGCTGATCGACCTCAGTCCGCTAGACCTCCAAAGTCCCGAAGGACGATTGCGATTCGACTACCGAGCCGAAGACGGGACCTACCGCCGGAAAACGATGGGACCCGTCATCTTCGGAACCGCCGGGAGCTTCGTCGCCACCGTGATCGAACAGCCGCCGAACTCGCTGCCGCGGGCCAACCGAATCTCGTTTGTGCTGAGCATACCCGAGGGCGGGACACTGGCGTCCGTTATCAAAAACGAGACGGTAAACCTTGACGGATCGATCGTGCCGATGTAGCCTACACGAAGTCATCCGACTCCTTTGGGAAACGCGCGAAACGGGGACACCTCCCCAGGAGCCAGTCGGCGAAAGCCGCCGACAACGCTCCGAAGTGGCGTGACGGCCGCGAGAGAACGGCAAACCATTGCGGGGTAGGGCAGTCGGCAGCCCGTGTGGCTCATAACCACAAGGTCGTTGGTTCAAATCCAACCCCCGCGCGTGAAGTCGGCAGCCTGCTCAATGAACAGCGGACGCCCCCCGCTGGTGCTCCCACCGCCGCATTCGACGCCGATTTGGCGAAACCTCTGCCCTCGCGAGACCTTGACGGAAGTCGACTTGAAGGCGAACATGCCCAGCCATGCCGTCCGAACTGGAACTGCAAACTTCTCTTGCCGAGGCACGGACGCGCCAGCGCGACGCCATTCAGCGGTTCAACGAAACCGGCAAAAACTCGATCGACAAGACCTTCACGCTCGGCCGAAAGTTCCGACTCGTCTACCTGCGGTGCCACTTCGCCGGCGGAACCGTCTCGACGGCCCCGCTGTCCATCAGCCTCGAATCCGAGCTCGGCGTCGCCTACAACACGAAGCTCTTCACCGTTCTCGCCACAGGAAACGGAGCCGACGTGCACCTTCGCATTACCGACGAAGAGGCCCACGAGCCGTCCGCATGGACGTTCCAGTCCGCCGACAAGCTTCGCGTCCAATGGACCAACCCGGATCCGGGGACCACGGTTTGGGGACTCGAAATCGGACTTGTGCCGGCGTCGTGATCCGGTAGAGGTTTCTCCCCAAAAGTCGATCCGTGGCGGCGGAGGCACAACCAAGGGCGTCCAGTTCGCTCCCGAAAACTGCCCAAAGAGATCCCGTAGGGACGCCCCCTCCTTGCTCCGCCCGCCGCCTACGCAGTAAAATCGCCGCTCAGCAAAAAGGGAGCCTCGTAAAAATGCCCAGTCTTCATACTGCCGACGACAACGTTACAACAGTCAAAGGCGACATCCTTGCCCGAGGCGACAACTACGATCGGAGACTTCCCGTAGGGTCAAACGGGCAGGTGTTCACCGCCGACTCGACGCAAGAACTAGGAGTCAAGTGGGCCGCTGGCGGGGGCGGCGGCAATACCATCACGGTCGTCCCCCACGGTGATAACGAGATCCCACGATTCGACGGCGTCGATACCAAAACCATCCAGCGAAGCGCTCTGACGATCAGCGACTTGTGGACCCTTCTGATGCCAGCCCTGGGGGGCAGCGGACCCTCCGCCCGACTCGAATTCCAATACTCCGACGTGTACATTGAGCAGCCCAGCGCCGTCGGCGGTCATCGGCTCTTTATCAGCGGACCTCACAAGGTGTCCGTCAGAACGTCGGCCGCGGAGTTCGGATCGTCGGATACCGCGCTGGACTGCGTAATCGGTGTTGGATTTGCCGGGGACAACTACGTCGTGATATCCGGCCGGGCCGGGCCTTCGCCGAGCCGTATCGCTCCAGCCGGGACGGGCGGCGGCGACGGCGGTCGGGACTTGGAAATCGAAGCCCTGGCACCTGGCCGTATCTGTGTTAAGGAAGACGCGGAGTCCGACGTTCCGGCGATTACGATCTCCCAGTTCCGCGAACGATACGCGATCCTTACTCGCGGGGGAATTCATGGGGTCACAACCACCAAAGGTGACATTCTGGTCCGCGATGCGAACGCAGCCCAGCGATTGGGCGTCGGAACGGACGGTCAGGTGCTCACCGCGGACGCCGCGCAGACCTTGGGGATCAAGTGGGCCGCGGGAGGCATGGGCGCGGGAGACGTTTATCCGCCTCAACTCGGTTTTGCGGGATTCTGAAATATGGCAACTTTTACGGCGAAAGTTCTAGCAGACGGGCAACTGCCCAATGCCAAAGGGACACTCTATACCGTTCCGGGTGCAACCAAGGCATACGTGAAGTTCCTGCACTGCCACAACGGAACGGCAACCAACGGTGAAGCAGTCAAAATCTACACTAAGCCGGGTGCCACGTCCCGTTTGATCGGGCAGGCCACGCTCAACGCGGGTCAGGCCGTGCGAATCATCGACAAGGATGAAGCCGTGACCCTAGAGGCCGGCGATTTGATCGAGGGCAGCACAACCACGGCGGCAACGATCGATTACGTCATCACCGGCGTGGAGGAAACGTAATGAGAAAGTTCAACGCAGACGGCACGCCGATCGAACAGGCCAACCCCAACGGTCAGGCCACAATGGCCAACAGCCAGCCGGTTGTTTTGGCTTCCGACCAATCTGCCGTACCTGTCTCAGCGGCTTCGCTGCCCCTGCCCGCCGGGGCGGCCACATCCGCCAATCAGACCGCACTCCTGACCGAATTGCAACTCAAGGCCGATCTAACCGAAACGCAGCCGGTCAGTCTGGCTTCCGTACCCTCCCATGCAGTAACGAATGCCGGAACGTTCGCGGTTCAGTCCGACATCGTCAAGGTCAACGGGATCGCGGTCAACGTTGGAATCGGGGCGGCGGGAACCGGAACCCAGCGAGTCGCGGTCGCTTCCGATAGTTCCGTTACCGCCAACGCGGGGACGAATCTCAATACGTCGGCACTGGCCACGTCGGCGAAGCAGGACACCCTGCTTACCGAATTGCAACTGAAAGCCGATTTGACTGAAACTCAGCCGGTCTCGCTGGCTTCCGTTCCATCCCACCCGGTAACGAACGCTGGAACATTCGCCGTCCAATCCGACATCGCAAAAGTCAACGCCGTCGCCGTCAACGTCGGAACAGGCGCCGCAGGCACCGGTACCCAACGCGTTGCCGTCGCTTCCGATAGCTCCATCGTCCTCGCCGCAGGATCAGCTCTGGCCGGAAAAGTCGGCATCGACCAAACCACGCCCGGAACCACCAACGCCGTCTCTACCATCACGGGGCAGGCCGGCGTTGCCGCCAATACCGGATTCGTCTCCGCAACCACCCAGCGAACCACCGCCGCCTACAACACCGACTGGATCACCCTCCGTACCAACTTCACCGCCGCTCAAACCGACGCCGCCCTTGTCACCGCCGCCGGAGGCCAAAGAATCGTCGTCCGAAACCTCGACGCCATGACCGATCACGCCAACGCCGTCGACGTCGCCGTCCGAATAGGATTCGGAGCCACCGTCACCCCCACCGCCGCCGGCGTCCTACTCACTCACCCAGGCATCGCACCGGGATCCGGACTCCCCAAAAATTACGGACCGGACGGAATCGTCGGAGCCGACGGAGAAGACCTCAGAATCACCAGCGAAGTACCCACCGGCGGAAGTCTCGATACTTTGGTAGTCTACAAAATCGTGTGAAAAAGTTCGACGAAAAATTCGGGGGAACTTAAAACCGTGAGGACGAAAACCGTCAAAAGTCATCAGAGTTGACCCACACGTCTTAATAAAACAAAAGACCAATGGCAATCTACAACGTGAATCTTCGCATACTCACAAGCTCCAAAATCGGAGCAAGTG